GGAAAGCTGGCGTTCGCCTTCGGTGTCATTGAGATACAGCTTGCGGTATTCGAAGCCCTGCACAACCACGATGTTGCGGACCAGCTGGGAAACCAGGCTGGTGCGGATCGCAGCGGCATGGATGGTGCGATCGACGAACTCCGGGAAAAGGACCGCGGTGTCGGAGAGCTGGAAGAACTTCTCGACGCGATCAGTGAACTGGCCAAAGGCCTTGATGCCGTACTCGGCCAGGGTCAGCTCGTAGGCATCCATGGGGACCTGTTTGCCCTGGGCGGCCATGGAGGCCTTGAGGGCCAGGCGCTCGTAATTGGAAAGACCGTGGTACGGGGTAGGCTCCAGGCCCTTCTCCGCCCTGTGACCTTCCAGCCACACGCCGAACGGGATGCCTTTCAGCTTTGCTTCCTCGTACATCCCGCTTTCGAGTTTGATTTTGTTGCTCACGATAAACTCCTTTGATTCATGATGTGTGTGAGGGTTAGCTGAAAAGAACGTCCGCGGTTTCGGCGGTGGTGTTGACCGCAAGCACATAGCCCACGGTGGCGCCGGCGTCGGTTTCGATGTACATGTAGTCGGAACCCTCGACGCGGACTTTGCCAGCCAGGGCGCAGGTGGCGCCGGTGCGGTAAGGCAGGTTCTTGACCACGTTCTGCAGCAGCTCAACGCCGAGGTCATAGGTCGAATCGGCCTTGTTCTCGCGGAACGAGGTGATGATCATCGCCGGAGCGTCCTGGTCTGCGCACAGGCTGACCTCATAGTTGCCGGCGCCGCTCCACTTAAGCAGCTTGCCGGTGACTTCAGTGCCAGCGGCGATCAGCGCTGCGATGGCGGCTTTCAGGGTGGCGTCAGGCGTGACCGTCAGCTGAATGGGTTCGCCAACGTCGCCATTGCCCATAAGACGAGCAGTATTTGCCATGATGAAAACTCCTTGAAAAATGGTTGTTTATTGATTACCAGCCCTGGCCACCAAAGACGATCTTGGCTTCCTTTTTCTCGGGCTCGCCGGTATTCTCCGGAAGCTCGCCGGCCTGGGGATGTTTGGCTTTAAAAACTTTCTGGTACTCCTCCAGACGTTCCTTGATCTGGGCGACAGGGGAGGCCTTCAGCGCCGCCCGGCGCTCCTCAACCTTGTCCTGATCGATCAGGCCGGCCAGGCCGCCCATCTTCAGGGCTTCCTCGACCAGGCTGTTGACATACTCGTCTGCCAGCTGGGCCGCGGCTTTGGCCTTCTCGACATCGCCAACGGCGGTTTTGAGGGCCTCGAGCTCATCGGTTGCGGCTTTAAGGTTTTTCTCGCTTTCGGCGATCTTGCCTTCCACCTCGGTGACCTTGGCCTGCATACCTTCTGCGGCGTCAGTCAGAGCCTTCAGGCTTTCCGGCTTTTCGCTGTCGAGCTTGAACTCCTTGCCAAACACTTTGATTTCGATCATTTCCGAATCTCCTTCATCGGGTTGCTTTTTGGAGCCAGCGCCGTACTGACTGCCCAGAAACACCAGCGATCCTTCCAGGGCCTCGGTCCGCTTGGCTCCGCCTTGGTACTTGTATTCCCGCCACAGGACAGTCTCTCCGTCCATGACCTCGACGGCGCGTCCAGCGGAAAATCCAATTGACACATGTGTGTTGATGCCGGCGCCGATCTTGCGCGCCCAAGGGCTGTCAGCCAGCATGTACATCTTGACATCAAGGAAGGCAATACCGCCATCGATGCCGGCGATTTTCTCGAGCTGCTTTCTGAGGCCTTCCTGGTCCGGGTGGTCAGAAGCGATGGCCGCGGCCTCGTCGATGGAGACTCTGGAGAGCTCTGCGCCATAGAACTTGCCCTCACCGGGAGGCCCCCACTCATGGGCGATCAGGAACTCCTTGCCCACAATGGTCTTGGCAAACTGATTGAGGGTGCCGATGGTGAAGCGCTCGCCGTCCCGGTCGACAAAGTTGTGAGCCAGATGAAACTTGAAGGTCTTGACATCTTCCGGAGCAAACCCTTCAGGATCGACCATGAAACTCTTGATCAGCTCCCATTCTTCGTCCGTGGCGGTGACCGCCTTGACCTGGGGAGATGCGTACTCTATGACTCGTTCATACGGTGGGCGTTTATGCATTTCAGGCATTTCGTTTCCCTCAAAATAAAAAAGGCCGCCACAACCAGGAGAGGGCAGGAGAATGCCTTCCCGATCATAGCGGCCCGTTTGTTGGTTACCGCGGTGATCTATCTATATAAGCTCAGTTAAAAAGAACGCCCAGCGTAGGTATGATGGCAGAAAAACCCGCCAATGGGGTGGCAAACCAACTCACCGCATACCGGGCATATCGTGTGAGGCATCTTATCCTTTCAGCGCAATATCAGCAGCATTGATCTTGATGAAGTAAAACGTAAAAAGGTCTTTTCCGCTGCCGTCATGCCGCAGCTCAATCGTCGCCCTGATCTGTTTGAGCGCGATCTGCTTCAGGATCACGGCGATGTCGTCCACGCCGTACACCTGTTCCCTCTTCGGCGGTTCCTGCGGCATCCTTTCTTACCTCCTCAGAGTCATCGTGAAAATATTTTGTCTCTGGGGTCCTGGTTTGCTCCCAGGTGGGCGCAGAGCCAGTCCTGGCGCAAAGATGTTCAATTTTGTCGTTGGCCGGGTAACAATATTGCAAGCCACACTTTGGACAGGTCGCCATTGGCATCGTAGAACCCTTTATTTTACCTTCTTGCCCACTTTGGTAACTTATTAGGCAAATATCGGGCCAACATGATGCCCCTAAGCATAGCGGTCCTGATAATGGCTTCATTGACATGAGACTGATGCGCTCCAACCAGCAGGCATTTTGCCCTGCCCTCGGCAGCGATCGGCATCCACTGCCTGAGGCGATATCCCCACCCTACCACATAGCCGCCGGCGGCCGCAGCGATATGCAGGATCCCGGAATCCTTGCCGACGGTCATCATGGCCCGGCGGCACAGACAGGCGATTTCCGGAAGCGAGAGCTTGCCGCGCAGATCGATCGCATAGTCAGGTAGACTGTGATCCTGGACCTGTATATCGTTACCGATCATGATAATGCTGTCTATGTCGCCCTGTTTCTTCAGGCCCTCGAGGCACCCAAACACCTGGGCCGCCTCGTCTGTGGTGACGTTTTTCTCTAGACACCGGGGTATAGACCGGAAGTTCACCAGCACGGTCTTGCGAAGATCTGTCAGGCTCCAGGCGCTTTCCTCGGGCTCAAACCACAGGCCAGGAACACGGCCTGTTGCCTTGAAAAATGAGTGCACCTCGTTGGTTATAATGTAGGGTATGGCCCCAGGCGGGGCGGGGTTGGCGATACCGGCATTGTCTGCCCAAAAGATAAGATCGGATTTGACGTTTGAGGCGTCCCATGCGGTGCCGGTAATATTGACGATGTCCACTTCCGGGTAGCGCCGGACAAACTGCTCAATCAGATAGTTCTTGAAAAGATAGTCGCCGATCCCAGGACCGGCCGGACCGAACATAACCGACGCGCCGGGCTCGGGATCACGGAAACGCCTGGATTGAATGACTGTATAGCACAGGGCGCATTCATGCTGGCGCATTTCATGCAGGCTGTCGTCTCCGGCTGGATAGGTGACCGTGTTGCCGCATACCGTGCAGATGTAGGAGGGCATCAGAATTCCTTGAACTCTATGAGTTTCCAATGATCATTTTTCTTGATACCAAAAATGTAACGCGTCTCACCGCGCTCAACAAGGATGGCGCCATCCAGAAACTTTTTCCTGCCCGTGCCACATTTCGGACATACCTCTGGAGCGTATGCATAGTCATAATGATGCAGGGGTTCTTCAGTAAACATCTTCCCGCAGGGGCATTTTTTGCCCTTTACCCATCGCTCGCCAAGTTTTATATAAGTCTGTTTCATGTTAATCCCTGTTGTGCCCCTCTTTATGGGCGCACCAGCCGGTACCTATGCATAAATTAAGCATCAGTCCTCCTTTTTAATTTCAGTCAGGACGGCCCTGCAATTCATGATCTTTGTCCCGATTTTAATAAAAAGCATCGCGATCCAAAGCAATATCCGAAGGTCGGCAGAATACACGATCGTCAAAGTTGTTTCTGTTTTGCCTGCATTACCTTTCCTGAAATCGCGAGCGGTAATTTTTGCTTTCATGGCTGTCCTCCTGGTGGTAGTGGGAAGGTCCCCCCTCTTGTCGGCTGCAGTTCCTCGCGCATCTTGTCGATTTCCTCTTTTGTCCATGGCCGACCGTTTGGGTCAGACTTGTATGGCGATGGACGGTCATAGCGAGGTTCAAGGCGCCCGTGCGTGCCTCCCCTGGTATAGGTAGCGATGCGCGCGCACATACAATGCGGATGCGTGTCCCCGACCGGCTGCGGCCCTTCCCCTGTCCGCCATACCTTGCCATCCATCCACGCGCAGATGATACAGCAGCCCGGCCCGGCGTCCCATTCCTCGTAATTGGTGCCGTTGGCTGCGGCCATTTCGTTAAATGCTGCGTTGGCGGCCAAGGTCGCCTCAGAGCGGGCTATGCGCTGCCAGTACCATGCCGCCCCCTCTCCGATGATATCATGCAGCTTGCGGCCCACCTCAATGGGCCAGCGCCCATTGTAGCTCATATCGATGAGCATGTCCCTGACCTTGTTCAGGCGGTTGACGGCAATCTCTGTGGTGATGCGCTTGCCGCCCTCAGCTATCATGGCCTTGAAATAGTCACGGTTCGGGTCGGCCATGACCATGGTCAGGATTGCGTTCTCGCCGGCAATGTCCCGCATTTTGTCGTATTGATCGCGGGCCTCCACATTAAAAGCCATAGCCATAAAGCGGATGACGATCCACTTGATGGTGGTCCAGTCTATGCCATCAGTGAGGCCCTTGCCGGTTACGGCGTACTCTGGGGACAGGATGTCCTCCAGCCAGTCTTTCACCACAGCCAGGAGGCGAAGATACATGGTGTCATGATACTGAAACGGCTGTCCGCTCTCAGGTTGTGATCCTGTTACAATCGCCCTGCGCACCTCCTCGATCGACGGCAGCCCCAAAACATGCAGCATCTCAACCTCTGCCTTGGTTGTGCGGTCCATCAGGGCCTTGAAGAAATCCCGGTGGACCTTGGCCATCGCCGGGTTGCGGTGCTTGCGGGAGGCAAACAGGAGCTCGTTGACTGAAGGCCCCTTGGTCCTGTGCAGTTGGTGGGCGTCGCCGCAGCCACAAAGGTCATCCTGTGGGGCTTGCAGGCCCCGCAGGATACACTCATTGCGGAGCGCTTCATCGACGGTCAAGGTGATCACGCAGACCTCGAGAGCATAACTGCAATGCGGGTGCCCTTGGCGTCCAGGTACTTTTTAGTAATCTCATCAACCCCGCCGGCGGCCTTGACCGATTCCTCGGACTCAATCCCATTGACAACCAGGTATTCTACAAAGGCATCCGGAGTGATCAGGCCGGCGTCCAGGAGGGCGATGCGGGCATCAATCTCTTTTTGCTGTGCAGTGGCGTTCTGCAGCCGGGCCCGGGCGGTTTCTTCATCATCCTGGAGGTTGACCGGATCCCATTCATGTTGCCACTTGACACCGTTCAGGCCATTCAGGAGCAGTGCGGTTGTGAATACCCGCTCGATGATGGGATCCAGCCTCGATCGGCGCGTCCATACCTCCGATGTCAGCATGTCTGACTGCTCCTTGGCCATCCGCTCGGTCGTCGACCAGGACAGCCCGAACATAAATGGCGGCAGTCCGGTACGTGCGACGATCTGTTCCATCGTGATTTTGGTCGGCACGGTCAGATCCGGCAATGTTGCATCTCCGCCAAGGACCTTTACCTCCAGCTTTCCATTGGGGGCATACCCGAATCCAAGATCCATGAGACCACCTGCTTTTCTGGTGAGCATCGTCTCCTGCAGGTCTGACGCCTTTGCTCCAAGATCGGTCTTCAGATCATCACCGCTCTGCCCGTCGCCGGCCATCTGCAGGATCAGAAATGTCGGATCCCCGACACGCCATGCGGTCGAATCAATCGCATGCTGGATCCGCATGATGGTCTTGACCACTGCCGGCAGGCTGTTAAGCAGGGAAACTCCCTGGGGGTGGCCATCACGGAGATCGAAGGCGAGGTAGTAGATCAGCGACTGGTCGGCCATCTCTACGGGCTTGAATCCGTAGCGGTCCATCTGGCCAAGAGAAAGCTTGCCATCGCCGTCGACCATGAACCTGAATTCATTGGCCCGAGCTACCTTTAGCCGGTCAACACCTTTCAGCAACGAATCCGGGACCAGCTCACCAATGCCGAAACCTTTTGCAATGGCAGAATCGGCAAGCTGGGTGATAAACGAGTTGAATGAGCTGTCCACCCATCCAACCCGGACCTGTTTCTTGGTAGCCTCCAGCACTTCCTGGGCCCTGGTGTTGCCCATGGCATCAAGGCGAAAGTCCCCGATCAGCTGAACAAGTTTAATGATCGCCACATCCAGCACCGGCGAAACCTCCCTCATCAGATCATACAAATCCAGGCTGCCACGTACTTCGATGGCGCCTGAGAGCCGGCTGATTACCTCTCTCTGCCATGGATCGATCGTCTGAGCCCGGCGGAAAGTGGTGCGCGTGGTTGTTCTTCCAGCCGGGGCCTTGCTCTTCCAAAACTGCAAATTCATGGTATGATCACCTCTTGTTTTTAACAGAAATTCCATCCCATTGGCCGGCCCTCCAGGGCCAGTACGTCAGTGCCACAGCATCGGACTTGTCCGGGCTCCTGCCTATGCGCGCCTTGATATCCTCTTTCGGCTCGATCTTGATCTTGCCGTTGGACTGTACGGTCCAGTGAATTTCAGTCAGCTCCTGCGTAAGCTCATCATCTGGCGGCAGGGCAAGTTTCCCACCCAGCCGTGGATCCAGGGCATCACGCAGCAGCCAGTAACAGACCGCGCGCATGTTTAGAAACTCACGCTCCCCGGTCGCGTCCTTGACCCCCTCGGCGCTTTCGCTGAATTTCGCGGACACAGAGTGTACTTCCTGCTCGGCCAGACGGCTGTGCACACCGGCGCCTTCGCCGATCGTATCAATAAATGCCGTTCCGTCATGAGCGATCGCGTTTTTAATCTTGCCCGCGCTTACCATGTGATCAGCCTTGCTGTAAACCTGCAGCTGGGCGATATAGTCCTGGCGTCTGGGGGCGAATACCGTCACATCACGCCCCATGCCGGCAATATCACAGCCGAGCAAAAGCTCGCCACTGGCATTTTCCGGTTTTATCTCAAGCCACCGCTGGTTTGCCGCTTCGATCCAGGAGAGGGGAAAAAGCTGATCCTCGCCTTCCCGCGGGAACTCACCCATGACCTTTACCAGGAACAGATCCCCTGGGCGATACCACTGGCCCTCAAAGCGGAAATCATGCAACCCGACCGGGTCAGCCTCTTCAGCAGAGATCCGGGTCACCCAGCCTGGCTTCTGCAGCTTTTCAGCCACCCACTCATAGTCGACCTGACCGGGGATAAGGATCTTCCTTGCCCTGACATTGGGCGCCTGCAGGCAGGACAGTTTGTGTTTGGAGTATAGAGGAGACCTTGCGCTCTGGAACGCTTCGCCAATGGTCCTGTTGGGATTAAACACAATCAGGAGCCGTGAAAGCGTTCCGGTTAAAACCCCGTCTATGGCGTCAAAGGTCTCCTGGGCAATACCTGAGGCCTCGGTTACAACCACCAGGATATTGGGCGAGTGAAAGCCGGTCCAGGCCTCCGTCTCCTTGTCGCCGGCCTTGAAGCCGATTAGAAACCAGTCCTCGGTGTTCATGCGAATCAGACCGGACAGCAGCTCGCCGCCAAGCGGAACCCGGGCGTTGCGGTGGAGCTTGCCGATCTCGGACATCATGATCGAGTTTACCTGCCGGCCGGTTGGAGCGGTATTGATTACTTTCGACGGGTAGTGATTGAACAGGAAGGCCAATGATATACAGGCCGCTGAATAATCTTTCCCGCGAGAGTGCCCGGACCTGACCGAGGTGCGGCGGTTGAACTGGACACTATCTACAATACCGCGCTGCTTGCGGTCAAGCCTGACCCCAAGGATGTCACGGATCCACGCATTCCAGTCGTCCCGGTATTCAAGTGGATTTCTTCTTGTTCCGCTCGGTCTCAATCTGTATCCATTCAGCATAAGTCGTTGGCGATGCCAGATTTCCATCGATTTCGTGCTGCTGCCGCTCGATATAGCCGCGATCACGGCCCAGCTTGGCCAGGGCAAAGCCGATCGCCCAGTTGTCCTTCATCTGGACCTTCTCATACAGGGCGATCTCGGCCCGGTCGATAAGCTTGCCGCGCCATTTGTCCCGGACTGCTGCTACATCCGGCGACCGTTTAACCCATGCCAGGATCGTTGTGTGCGAACAACCCAGCCGTTCTGCAGCCAAATATACTGCGCCCATGCTCGCATCCAGGGCTTTGATGACATCTTCCTTGCGATAAGCCATTGTATATACCGTTTAGTCGATTTTTTCCGGGGTCTTGCCTGTCGTATCCGCCCATCGTTGGAGTGCCACAGCGACATATGGGGGACTGATTTCGATTGCGCGGCACTTCCGTCCGAGATTCTCGCAGGCGATGATTGTCGTGCCGGATCCGGAGAAGGGCTCATAGACATAATCGCTGCTGTGGTTCCGGATCGGACGGGCCATGCATTCCAGCGGTTTTTGTGTTCCATGGCCATGGCCGCTGTCTTCCCTGGCGGGAATGGTCCAGAGCGTATTCTGTTTGTGGTCGCCAATCCAGTGCCCGTTGCTCCCTTTCCGGAAAGCATACCAGCACGGTTCATGCTGCCAGTGGTAATGCCCGCGGGATAATGCAAACCGGTCCTTGGCCCAGATGATCTGGCACCTAATTTCAAAGCCTACGCTCTCGAGCGATTTCTGCACTTCACTGGCATGGCGGCCGGCGTGCCAGATATAAGCGACATCGCCTTCGAAGAGCCTCCAGGCAGCCGACCAGTCGACGATGTCGTCATTGACGACCTTGCCCATCTTGCCGGTGTGAGTGCTCAAGCCTGCACGCTCGCGCCAGGCAGGATCATATTCGACGCCATACGGGGGATCGGTCACCATCAATAGCGGTTTCTCGCCTTTGAGCACCCGGGCTACATCGTCAGGCTTTGTGCTGTCCCCGCACAGAAGACGATGACCTTCGAGCTGCCAGAGCTGGCCGGTTTCCACACCCCATTTGTCGCGCAATTCTTCGGCCTGGTCCAGCCGGGGTTCTGCATCCTTTGATTCGGGAATCTGGTAGAGACCTTCCAGTTTTGCCAGCTCCGCCAGCATCTGCTGGATACGGGCATCATCGACATGGATATCATGTAGCACAGCATCCAGCTTTTCCTTGTCCGTTGCGGCCAGCTGTGCGATCGGGTCGATCGTGGCCAGAACGGCGATCTCTTCAGCTTCACTCAGGTCGACATAGGTCACGGGCACAGTCCGCTCTCCAGCCCGGTCAGCCAGCTGCACGCGCAGGTGCCCGTCCACCAGGTGGCCGGTGTGTTTGTTGATGATTACGTTCTGGACCCACCCGATTTCCTCGAGGACGCCGGTCAGTGCTTCCTGCTGAGCCTTCGGATGAATACGCCAGTTGTTGGGATTGAACATGATCTGATCAACCGGTTCATCACCATAGCTGATGATGCGATTTCTGAATTTCTGGTTTATTGTTTTGCTCATGGGCTACTATCGTACCTTTCTCCACCCCACCTTAACCGGCGGATTGAGTTTGTATTTGTCGATCTTGGAATGGATCTGCCGCGCTGATAGTCCAAGGAGTGCGGCAGCGTCCTTCTGACACCAGCTGCAGCGCTCGAGAGCGGCCTTGACCATTTGGCGCTCTACCTCTTTTAAAGTCAACAAGTCGAAATCCTTACACAGAGGCATGGGCTCAATGGCTGCATATACAATATCCTGCTTGAAGAGCTTGAGCGCCATTTGCGCAGCAAGGTCAGCCTCCG